GAGCAAGCATAGGCGGCAGTGATGTGAGCGCAAGTGATCCAGACACACATGCACTAAACACTTGGTATCATGTTGTTGGTACTTACAATGGTGCTAATCACATACTTTATGTTAACGGTGTAGAAAAAGCTAATCGTGCTGATACAGGTGTATTAGGATCTCCTACATATGGTGCATACATTGGAACATATCAAGGTACTAACTACTGTATGTCTGGAAAAATAGATGATGTTAAAATCTACAATGTTGCTTTAACTGCAAAACAAGTTGAGCAAAACTTTGAAGCAGGTAGGTATACCTACGGAATTTAACCAGTTGACAAAAAGAATAAATATAGTAGTATAGAATATAAAATAGGATAAACGTATGGTACTACCAGCAACCGGCAGTCAAATTAGTATTAACCAAGTACAAATTTACTATGGCTATACTAGTGGGACAACCAGATCAATGAGTCAGCTTGGACCAGAAGTTGGTATTACTGCTGGTAATACAGTTTTCCTTAGTGCCAGTTTTGGCGGACATTAATTAGAAAACTCATAGGAGAAATCATGTCACAATTTGAATACACAACTTTTGTGTTGGGAAAATGCGTAAGCCCAGCAGCAAAATATGCAAAAGTAAATCAAGATTTAGAAGACGCAAATGCAGTACCTTTCTGGAGAAAGAATCGTGCTCGTATTAAAATGCTAACATCAGTTAAAAGTAAACTGGAAAGTGAATATAACACAAATGAATTACAGTTTTCAAATGAAGTTGATGAACTTAAACATCATGTAGAACGTTTAGCAAAGCGCAGTGCTGTTGAATTATTAAGCACTGGTAAAGTATCAGCAGAAACCATGGAAGACATGACATGCTTGGGTAATGATTATTTTATTGATTGTGTTAAACAATCAACTATTATTGCAAGCCAGCTTAACCATGAAGTACAAGGTGCTGAACAAAGTGTAAAACAAGAAGATGTTGTTCCACTTAACATGATGGATTAATATGCTTGCAATTTGTGTCCCTGTTAGAGATACAGTTCATAGTGCATTTGCTTTTTGTTTAGCACAACTTACCGCTAATCTAACACACAATAATATTAAATATCAGTTGTTCTTTGAAAATGGCAGTTTGATTGCTGATCAAAGATATCGGCTAGTAGTAACTGCATTAGAACGATCTGCAACAGAAATTCTCTGGCTGGACAGTGACATGATTTTTCCAGCTGACGTTTATAGAAAATTGTGCAAATGGGATCTTGACGTAGTAGCATGTATGTATAGCACACGAACATTGCCTTATCGTAATACAGCATTTTTGTCTGATAGTATGCAAGATACTCTTAATGAAACGACTGGTATTCATCGTGTTTACGCAATGGGAATGGGATGTATGCTAACCAAAACTCAAATTTTTAAAACAGTCCCACAACCATGGTTTAACACTCGTTGGGATTATCAAACTAACTCCTTTAGTGGAGAAGATATATATTTTTGTGACCAATTGAGTAATTATGACTATGAAGTTTTTGTAGATTGTGATTTAAGCAAACAATGCTCACATATTGGAACTAAAAACGTTAAATTGGAAAATATCAATGTTTAATACTGCTTTTAGCTTTACAAAATCAAAATGGAATAGATGGCCGATTATTGAAACAAAAGACGTTTCTGATCTTACTCAAGTTGAAAAGTATCGTGGAAAATATCCATACGTATGGCTCAAAGATGATCGTTACGATATTTTAGAAACTTTTAATTGGAATTATCATCCAGAAGAACAAAACAAGAGTAAAATCCACACATTCCCTCTTTGTTTACCAAAAAATAAAAAGCCAGTTAGGTGGGATGTTTTGTGTCTTGTTCCAACCAATGCTAATTACACTACTGAAATAATTCGATGCCCATATATTGCAAGCTATAATGAACGCATTAAGCCTTCAGTTTACATTTACACATTTAGTGATAAAGAAGCAGTTAAAAAATACAGCAAATACAATTTGCCAGAACATACAGTACATTTAATTAAAAATAAAGAGTCAATGGACCGAGTATACAATTTACTTAACAGTGGCGACCCAATGTGGCTAATTGACGGAGATGTAACTATTAACAATCTGGACGATCTTAATTTTACACAGTCGGATGCTGACATTTTTATGTTTAATGTGTTACATAAAAGTACTGATTTGATTTATGCAGACGAATCAGTGCAATTTATTAATCCAAGCTACCTAGAAATTTTAAGAGGTAACATCAACAGAAAGCCTGTTATTAAAAAGATAGATAAAATTATTGGAGTAATTGATGATGTAGAAAATCCATTTAAAGCATGGGCACGAGCATATAGCACATTTATGTTTTTATCTGACACAGAAATTCCACATTTAAAGAAACAAAAAAATAAGCTATTAGGAAAATACATGTCATTGTCTGGGTCACGTACTAAAGATATGGCACGGGCTGGTGTTGAGGAAGCAGAAAAGTTTCGTTCATCTGATGAGTTTATGTTTAATAAAATTTTAAATTGGAATATTTTAGAAACTAGATTTAAAAAGTTTATAGAAGAACTTTCTATACCAAAAAATCAAGAAATTCAACTAAAGCGTTTAGAAAAAACTAAACGAATCTATGGCAAGGATAGTACACAGTATCAAAAGCTATCTAGCCAGTTAGATAATTCAGCAGGATCACGCTGACGTTCCCAGATAGCTTCAATTTTATCTACCATATCAGGTTTTTCTAATACAACACGAGCGCCACGATGTAATGGTTTGGGCCAAGCGTTAACTTTAACCCAAGCATATCCAGAACTTTCTCCATTAGTGATAGGAATAAATTCTTCATATACAGTAATGCAAAAAGTATGATAGGTAAATTTTTTGTCATCACTTAAAAAAGTGTGTATAGGATATACCTTTTCAATATCAGGTAGTTCGCCCATTTCTTCACGACATTCACGAAGTAATGTTTCAATCGGACGTTCGCCTTTTTCTTTCTTGCCGCCCCAAAAACTCCATGTAAGAGGATGACTCACAGAGTTGCTACGTTGTTGTAGCATTATACGTCCTGTGTTGAGTGCTAAAAAGCAGCAACCACTTGCGGTTAACATTATAAATATATTCTCCAGAAGCCAGGGTTATACGTACCTTCGTAGGCGTTAACCCATTGATCCCCTGTCCATTTTAATTTATCAAGTGTCACTGTATTGGTAGTATAGTGTGTGGATGTAGTGTTGTTACTTGCGTCAAAGGTAACACTCCATATAGTACCATTATACTCGATAATGTCGTTCTTCTTAGCAGATATAGTACCCCAAGTACCGCCACTAGGTATATCTTCGAGTATTAAATATCTGTCACCACTTGTTGCCGCTGTAAGTGTGCCATCTCCAGGATAGCTATATTGCGGATCAATTACTGCGTCAACAGCGGGTTGTGTGTTTGTTGGTAGTGTACTAGTATCTAGTGTAACTGTCAACAATGTATTATTTGAATTGGTAGTTAATGTTCCAACAATATCTGTGCTTGTGTCTGCTGGGTTGTCAGTTTGTTTTAGTCTTATTTGACTAATTCCTTCACGAAATTCACCATAACTGTCAAGTACGCTATCCCATGTTAAGCCAGGCTCTGTTGCACCACTTCTGTTCAATATTTTTGCAGTTGCAACACCAGTGTTGTCAATTTCAAATTTCATTTTATAATTTTCTAATGTTACAACAGTGTAACTTGTTGATATTGCATTAATGTCTGTAATAGAGTTAATGCCATCTGCATCACCAGTTGCTACTTCATGTAAGTTTGTAATAATAGTATGAATCATACTATTCTTTTGTACTTTGGCTGGTGGATTGATTAAAATTGGCATATCAAATGATAGTGTTGAAATGTCTATAACGTCATCAATACCACTTGGGATACCACGGTTTGTCCATTGTGTGTTTGTTAGTTCGACAACACTTAAACTACTCCAGTCAAGGGGGTTATTTGTTGTATGTATATTCAAACTTGGATTAAACAACACTAATATTTGTTCTAGTAATTGCATTTTCTGTTCTGAATTACTTGTCCAAAGATCAGCTTGCATTGACAATGTATATGGCACTGGCATGTGTCTTGAAACAGTATATGAGCTGCCATGTTCATTTTCATAGCTGTTTGTTTGATTATTGTATTTTTTTTCAATAACCGTCATCTTTTCCTCAAACTGTGGAAAAACTCTACCATTAACGTCTGGTTGTAGACTAGTTACATAGCAGCTAATAAATGGAACAGCACTTATTGTGTTTTCACTATTTTCTCGATTTATATGTGCAACCATACGACTTATATCACCATATCGTACAGGTACAGTATGATACACAGGTTTTGAATCTTCTGTGTATCCTTTAACATACTGAAATCCTGCAAACAAACGAATAAACTGCTGAATATAGCGTCTAAATTGTTTGTCGTAAAAGTATGGTACTGCGGTTATATTTGTCATACTACTATTTACCTACGTCTTCTTATTCTACTGTGCTAAACTAATGTTTAGTATATAAATGTTGATGAGACACTGTGTTGTTCTACTAAATCTGCTCGTGTTAACACATATACTTTTCTACCATTTCCTGTATGCATACAAAATCCTCTAGTTTGTGCATCTAAACTAGTTACCGGAATTGGATCCCAATCAACATAACTAGCCGTATTAATTGAAGCTAAACTATATGGTGTAGGCACCGCATATTGTCTAATACCTGTTGTAATACGCACAAAAACTTGTGTTCCATCAGAGTTAAAATGCATTTGCCCCCAATTGCCTAATCCCGCATTTACATTACTAAAGGTAGCAGAAGATACATCCCATGGCACACTAAAGTTAATTTCATTTACGCCAAGATTGTTTTGTACCCATGCTCTAGTACCATCTGGTTTAAAAACTAATCCAGCTGGAAGACTACTGCCAGATATCAAAGTTGCTAAGTCAAGTACAACACCTGATGTTAATGTAGATACATCCCATGGTGTGGTTAATGTTGCTTCACAAAGATTATTATTACTAGAACCTACAATAAAAACTTTAGTACCGTCAGGCTTAAACACCATCCCATATGGGTTATTTGATGCATTACCCCATACAGGACTTCCGAAAGCTAACGTACTAGAAGATCGTGTATGAGTCGCTGTGCTTATGTCCCATGATGTTGAACATGTATATTGTTGAATTCTATCAGCAGATATACCTACAGCATAAAATTCTGTTCCATCAGTACTAAATTGTATAGCATGTGGTGTACCTTCTTGTGCACCAACATTTAGTAACTTATTGTCATATCCTGTTACATCGGTGGAAATGTCATTTATAGTCCACGTTGCAACTGCAGGTGTATACCCAGTGTCAAATTGGTATACATTGTCGTTACCTTGGTTGACCATATAAAGTTTCTGATCGTATGCACCTAATGCAAATCCAGTTGGTTGAATATTTGTAGTACCAGTCAGTGTTGTCACTGTATACGTCTTATTGCTATTTGTTATTGTGCTAATATCATACGGTGTACTCAAATCCAGTTGATGGAATTGGTCATTAGTTCTGTCAGATAAAATTAATGTAAGCCCATCTTCAGTAAATTCTATATCTCTACATTCGCCGACGGCAACAGGAAGAGTGTAACTTACATTATTATATGATAGTGAACTTATATCGTAAGCAGACGACATAACATATTCACGTAAAACATCACTAGCTTGAACAATTAATTTTGTTCCAGTAGGATTAAATGCCATGCCATACTGGGATGCACCTAATAGTGTTCCAGAATATGTTGCATCTAGTGTTGCTGTACCTACATCCCAAACCGTTCCTAAACTATGTTGATGAATATCTTGCCCACCTATAACCCATAATTTTGTCCCATCTGGTTTAAATGTGAAAGTAATAGGAGTTATTTCGTAGGCCGAAGTATCAAGTAAAGTATTGTCGTATACGATAGATGACAGATCAAATGGTGAAGAAAGTGTATATTGGTAAACTCCAGGAGTACCGCCGGAACTAGACCCAGTCATATAGAGCTTTGTGCCGTCAGGTTTTATTTCAATTGACCTCGGTAGTGTGTGTTGTGATCCAAAATTATATCTTATGTTGTCGTCAGTTAAATTGGCAATGTTAAATGCATCACTAGCCGCCGCAGCCACCGCTGCTGGAAATCCTCTTAAAAATGTTCCTGTAAAACTGCTAACTAACGGCATTATGCGTAATCCACCATTTGTCCTAGTACAACATTTGTTGCACCTAAATCTAATACACTAAATGTAAACACATCATGTGCATTACCACCTGCGTTTGGTGTTGGTGCTGAACCGCCCTGCCACAATAATGTTTGTCCAATGCCACCAATTTGTATTGCATTAGGAAGTACGCCAGCACCTGCTGGCTGTTTAATTATTACTGTTACTGCAGTTGCAACGTTTGAAGTATTACCCAAGTTAACAAGGTTTATAGTAAATGTACTGTTAAATCCGCCGCCGCTTGCGTCTAAATAAACTACGTGTCCATCGTCACAATCAACGTTAACAGTTGCAGCACCGGTTGTAATTGATGTGTTTACAGTTTCCCACGTACCTGTTGTTAATGTAACATCACCATTAAACGTAGTACGTCCATCAACAACAACCGCAGAACCGCTATAACCAACGTTGATTTGACCGGTGTTGCTAGAGTTTACACCTAAATTAATCTCACCTGGTAAGATTGCACCTGCGCCAGCATCTAAAGTTAAGTCGCCGCCTTGGCTGTTTAGTGCAGTTGCATCACCGCCATTAATAACAAGTTCGGTACCAGGATCAAGTGTTGGAGAACTAGCAGGCTGTACTGATTCAGTAATAATATTACCAGTTACATCGCCTGTTACATCTCCTGTTAGGTTACCTGTTACGTTACCTGTTACGTTACCAGTTAGGTTACCAGTTACATCACCTGTAACATCACCGTAATACATTGCTGTGCCTACACCAGCATCTACGTCAAGGATAAGTGTTAATCCATCTGCTTGTTTAACATCACCGTGTACTTCGCCCATTACATTACCAGTAAATGTAGCCGCTGAAATGTCTAACACTACACTTGTTGCTGGATTTGCTGGATCACTTACTACATCACCGTAATACCACGCTGAGTCTGCCGCAGTACCTGCATCTAATACTTTTGAATTTGCAGTGTCTGCTAAGTCCCATGCAATAAGATTTGATGCACTACTTCCACTTCCAGTTTGATCAGCAACCCATGCATAATCTGCTCCATCCCAACTTAGTATTTGGTTAGCAGTTGCAGTACTTGTGTTTAGGTGTGTATCAACACTTGCATCGTTATACGAACCTCCGCTGATATCACTTAGTAGTGCCACAGTACCACTTGCATCTGGAAATGTAATTGTTCTATCTGCTGTTGGATCAGTAGCATTAATTGTTGTTTCAAAATCATCAACAGTGACACCTTCAAAAACAATACCAGTGTTAACTGTGCCATTAAACGAAATAAGTCCATCAAAAGCAGCTGGACCCTGTGCATCAAAAGAACCTGTAATAGTTAGGTCTGCATTTGCAGATACATCTCCTGTGATACTAAGTGTACCACCTAAAATAACATCGTCGTTTGTTGTTGCACCATTTGCAGTTACATCAGCTAGTGTTTGTAGCTCAACAGCCGCTCCTGGTTTCCAAAGTGTGTTTACTGCATCCCAAACTAATGGCTGGCCTGCTGTTGGTGGGTTAGATACTAAATCAACGTCTGCAAGTGTACCTAATGACTCTTCTGATAAGTCTACTAGATATGTGTCAAAATCACTAATTTGACTTTCAGTAACAGTAATTGAACTTATATCCACTGGAACTGTAGTTGCATCTGATTTTGTTAGTGTAATAGTTTTTGTTGCGTTATCAAACGTCCCGCTACTCACATATGTGTTTGTGTCACTGTCTAATCCACTTAGGTCTACAGTGTTGCCACCACTAATACTTAAATTTGTTCCAGCTAGTGTTAGTGTTTGACTGTCACTATCGCTTGCACTTTCTAATGTACTAACACGCCCATCCAAGTCGGTAAAGTTACCGTCAAGTTCAGCATGTGTTAACGCACTGCCTTTTGTTAATCTTTTTACAATTGCCATTTTTTATTCCTCAACATATCCGTCATTTACATAGCCACTAGCGACATAACCTGGAGACACTTTGTTGTCTGGGCGTGGTAATATTACATCACTAATTGCTTGTTTTTCTTTAAATTCTTCATCATTAACAATTGTATTTTGGTCTTCATTGTTAATGTAATCACTTGCATTGTATGTTCTGTCTGCCCAAGTTAACTCGTCAATGTTATCAAATCTACGTTCCCATTTACTACCACGGCGCACAAACATACGTGCTGGTGAAAAGTCATTACGTATAAAGTATTGGCCTTCTTGTGGATTAGCTGGAAATTCACTACCACTAGAAATAGTTTCACCATGGGCATATGTGTTATTTTGAATTACAACACCACCTGCAGTTGGATGATCAAAACCATATAAGTGGTCTAATAAACTTGTTCCATCTGGATCGTCTTGCGCTGCACTTGCAACAACAGCATCATTAATATTAAACTCACTTTTATATGTACTAATATCTGCGTTAAGTGAAGCTGGATCAGATGCTTCGCCTAATATATCGTTGAATTCCTGGCTATCTGTTAGTGGCGACAATTTAACACGCCAAATATGTGGATACCAAGTTTGACTGAAACCTTCACTACCACGGTTTCCGTCAGTTACAACATAGTACTTGGGAATAGGCGATTTAGTTGCATCAAGCGGAAATTCTTCTCTTACATGCGGTAATTCTAATACATCACCAGCTAACAGTTTTCTTCCAATAAGGGTTATCATCTCATTGAGATGGAATGTCATATAAAGTTGGTCGTTTGATAAAAACATACCAAATTGTGTTAAATCAAAATCATTGTCTTGAACATTGTATACACCACGTAAGTCATATATGTCTGGATCATACTTACGATCACGGTTTTCTAAAAACAACAAGTCTTGTACTTTGGTTTCGTTTATGATACCGTCTGTGTTTGTAAACGCTCCAGTGAATGGATCAACCTCACGCCCGTCAATATAGCTAGGCTGTGATGGATCTTTTTGATCTGGAAGCACTGCTGGACCAATATACTTGTGTACGTTAACTCCAGTGCCTCCAACCCAAAATTGTTCACGGATCTGCCGATCCATAAAGTAATAATCGTTAGTTTTTGTCGGTTTATATAAACTTAATCTTGGCATATGTATATTTATGGCTTGACACTGCTTTCAAAATAGTATACCGTTCATAAGTAACAGCAATAGATCTGGAGATTGACATGGCTAAAACGGCAACTCGTAAAAAGAAACAACCACGTGCAACTCGTCGTAAGAGTGCTTGGGAAATGGTTCCACTGACTAGTTGGCATGCCGCACACTATCATATCCATTACTTAATGGAAACAAAAGACTGGTTAAACCAAGTCAAAGGATATATTAAAAAGAACTACGATAAAAAAACACAACAATCTATTAGTAAACTTCCAGACTGGAAGATTGGTGGAAAAAGCCACTATGCGACTGCGGCGTTTGTTGAAGAAAATAAACCAGAAATCATACATCCTGATTATGTTGGTAAGTTGGATAAGTGGATCAAAGAACTTGCTGCTGAAGGAAAACAGATTGTAGATCTAAAAGCCTCAGAAACTAAAGCTAAGAAAAACGTATATGTTCCAAGTATTCAAGAACGGCTCATGGATGCTACCATTGACAAAATGGAAGAACTTGACCAGTGGGTAGACGATTGGATGCGTGATCCTAAAAATAGTCCACTGAAAGACAAAATGCCTCTCAACTTGTTTCGTAAATTGGAAGTTAACTTAGGACACGCTCGCTTTATTCAAAAGTTCTATGAAGGTGAACTAGAAGAACTTACCGAACTAGTTAACTTGCCGCCTGCTACAAAACAAGATGACATGCAAAAGCAACTTGCAGAAGGTTACAATCATCTAAGCACAAAAGAGAAAAAAGAATTACATGGTTTTTATCAGCGTGTATTCCAAGCACTTGACATTATACGTGCAGAGAAAAAACAAACTCGTGCAGTTCGCAAGCCAAAACAAAAGAGTGCACAAGAACTTGTTAAGAATCTGAAATTCAAAGCAAGTGATCCTGAATATGGTATTGCAAGCATTAATCCTGCAGATATTATCGGTGCAACTGCAATTGTAGTGTTTAATACTAAAACTCGCAAACTGGGAATCTATTATGCAGATGACCATGCAACATTGAGTGTTAAGGGAACAACATTACAGTTTTTTAATGAAAATTCAAGTCGACAAAAGACTGTACGTAAACCCGAAGAAATCCTACCTCACTGGAAAAAAGTTACTAAGCACAAACTTCCAGCACAGTTCGGTTATCTTAAAACTACTGATGTTAAAATGAATGGACGGTTGAATGCTGACACTATTATACTTAAAGCGTTCAATTAAACATAAATATTAGTATGGCAAAACGTGATGAACTTATCAAAGAAATAGAACTTCGCCTAGGCGGACAGATGGTGGATGTAGAACTCGACCCAGAGCACTATGACATGTCTATCCGCAAGGCATTTGAAAAATATAGACAGCGTAGTGAAAATGCTGTTGAAGAATCATTTATATTTTTAGATCTGCAAGTAGACGTTGCAGACTACACATTGGATGATAGTATTATTGAAGTTCGTGATGTTTTTCGTCGTGTTGCTGGTACACTCAACAGTAGCAGTATTGGAGATATTGAACCATTTGAAACTGCATACTTGAATACATATTTAAACTATAGTGGTAGAGCAGGCGGAATTGCAACATTTGATGCGTTATCTCAACATCGTGAAACGTTAGGTCGTGTGTTTGGCGAAAAACTAATGTTTACTTGGAACACAGTTACAAAATCGTTAACTATTCATCGTAGACAAAAAGCACCTGACACAGTTTTACTATATACATACAAGCAACGTAGTGATGAAGAACTATTAACAGACAATTACAGTGCACCATGGATTAAAGAGCTAGCATTAGCATATGCTAAACTCACATTGGCAGAAGCTCGTGGCAAATTTAATACCATTGCAGGCCCACAAGGCGGAACCACTCTTAATGCTGATATGTTACGGATGGATGCACAGGCATCAATTGACAAACTAGATGATGAACTTAAAACATTTGTCGATGGCCAAGTTGGATTAGGTGTAATTATAGGATAAACAACTTGACAAACGGTCCAGATCCAATTATAATATAATCATGAAATTAAAATTGCTAGTTATAGGCCATGGTCGCCATGGCAAAGATACTGTCTGTGAAATTCTCAGAGACAAGTATGGATATAGTTTTGAATCCAGTAGTCAGTTTTGTAGTAAGAAGTTCATTTATAATGACCTTAAAGATAAGTACGGCTATGCTAACGAAGAAGAATGTTACGCTGACAGACATAGTCATCGTCAAGAATGGTATGATGCTATCTGTGACTACAATGTTCCAGATCCTGCCAGACTTGGTAGAGAAATGTTTGCAGAGTATGATATCTATTGCGGACTACGCAACAAAAAAGAATTCCATGCAATGAAAAATACAGGTGTATTTGATTATTGTATATGGGTTGATCGCAGTGATCATTTGCCACCTGAAAATAAAAACTCAATGAGTCTTGAACAATGGATGGCAGACTATACAATTTGTAATAACGGTACATTGGAAGATTTAGAATTCAATGTACATGCACTTATTTCCAATATTGATAGTTATAGTGCAAGTTAACTACGTAGTTTACCTTCGTTTCTCCCCTGATATATAGATGTTCTAATAAATACTAACAGCTAAGATATAAACCAGAGGAGAAATGAAATGGCTTTAGTATCACCAGGCGTACAGGTTAGTGTTACCGACGAAAGCGCATATGGCGCAGCAGGTAACGGTACCGTACCTCTTCTTGTAGTTGCTACAAGAGAAAATAAAACAGATCCTACTGGTAGTGAATCAGACGGAATTGCAAAGTATACAAAAAGCGCCAATGCTGGGGCAGTTGTTAGTGTAACATCACAACGTGAACTAACACAGTACTTTGGTAACCCAACATTTGCTACAAGTGGCACTTCAATTGTACAAGGAAGTGAGACAAGTGAATACGGTCTACTAGCAGCATATAGCTATTTAGGCCAAGGTGCACGTGCTTATATTGTTCGTGCAGATGTTGACCTAGCAGACTTGGACTCAACAACAACAGCACCGACCGCAGCATATAGCACAACCAATACTTGGTGGATTGACACAGATGCAAGTGCGTATGGAATTCATGTTTACAATTCAACAACAGGTGTATGGGAAAACAAAGTACCAACTGTAGAAGTAATTTCAGGTGCAGCAGGAACAGCACCAGTAGCGGCAGTTGTTGCTGGTGGTCATCATGTAGTAATTTCAACAAGTAGTAACAGTATCGAATACTACAAGGAAAGTGGTAGTGCTTGGGTAACATCAGCAGCAACATTGGCTCCACACTATAATACACCAGCAGCACCAAGTAACGGAGATGTTTGGGTTAAAACAACAAGTCCAGGAAATGGTATTAATCTTGTTATACAGAAATACACAACTGCCGACGGTTGGACAACAGTAACAGTACAAGGTGTAAGTGACGGAAGCGACAATGCAGACATTACTACATATGTGCCACAAAACGCTTCAAGCGCAACAGCATTGTCAACATCAACGGCTGTAGAAGGAAATATCCTACTAGGTGAAGCAGTAGATCAAATTGATTTACAAAAAGTATCAAGTGCAGGTGCTCCAGAAGCATTAGGCGGAGTAACTACTGCTGGTATTAGTTTACCAACTGCAACTGCCGCAGCAGGCCAAGTTTGGTTTAATAATACACTTAATAGTTTAAGCATATATAAGCAGACTGCTGGCGCATGGGTAGCAGCAACACCAACATATGCAAGTACTGCACCATCTGCACCAAGTGCTGGCGATGTTTGGGTTGATACTACACTAGCAGGGTATAACCAAGCTAATGAACGTGACTATCCAAAGATTTATGTTCGTGATTCAGGAAATGCTAATTGGGTAAAACATACTAACTCAGATCAAACAACTGAGCGTGGTGTTGTATTTGCAAATTACAAAGATGGCTCAGGAACTCCGCTATCAACAGCACCAGATGCAGTTGTATATCCAGCAGGTATCTTGTTAGTAGATATGGCAAATAGTGCTAATACAGTTCGTGTTTATGATAGTACAAATGGATGGCAAAACGGTGTATCTAACAATAGTGATGGCAGTGGACGCTTTGGTCGCTTTGCACAGCGTGCCTATATTGCTGCAAAAATGGCAGCAGTAGCGGCAGGAGAAGACCTGCGTGATGATCAATTTACATTTAGTTTAATTGCAGCACCTAACTATCCAGAACTAACAGACGAGTTAGTTACACTAAACAGCGACCGTGGTGAAACAGCATTTATTATTGTTGACACACCAATGAATAAAACACCAACAGACGCTATTAGTTGGGTACAAAACTCAAATAGTGCAACTGAAAACGGTGAAGATGGACTAGTTACTACCAACACATACAGTGCAGCATATTACCCAGCAGGCCAATCAACCGAGCCAGTTGGTGGAAAAACAGTTGTTGTTCCTCCAAGTCATATGGCACTCTACACATATGCATATAATGACAACATTAGTTTCCCATGGTTTGCACCAGCTGGGTTAACACGTGGTGTAGTGCAAAACGCAAGTGCAGTTGGCTATCTTAACAGTGAAGGCGAATTTAAAGCAGTATCACTAACACAAGGTCAACGTGACAGCATGTATCAAAACAAACTAAACCCAATTACAACATTCGTTGGACAGGGTACAGTTATTTTTGGACAGAAAACGCTTGCATCTACAACTACAGCACTTGACCGTGTTAATGTTGCACGTTTGGTTGCATACTGTCGTGAACGTTTTGATGAGATTGCTCGTCCATTCTTGTTTGAACAAAATGATGCACAAACACGTGCAAGAGCTAAACTAGTGTTTGAACGTTTCTTAGCAGACATCCTAAGCCGCAGAGGCGTAACAGACTTTGCAGTTGTATGTGACGAAACAAACAACACACCAGCACGTATTGATCGTAACGAACTATACATTGATGTAGCAATTGAACCTACAAAGTCAGTAGAATTCATCTACATTCCAATTAGAATTGTTAATACTGGTACATTATCAGCAGTTTAATAATAAAAAATTAACTATATACTTAATAGGCGCCTAGTGCGCCTATTTTTTTCACGTAAAAATCATAAATACTATATAGCTAGTATTAGAGGAGACTAACATGGCGGTTTTAACAACATTGGGTGTGCCAGACAATTCAGGTAACACTACAACAATTATGCCAAAGCTACAATATCGCTTTAGAGTGACATTTCAAGGTGAAGCATTTAGCTCAACTCCTACAAGAAATGTAATCAGCGCAAGTAGACCAGGCTTAACACACGAGCAGATTCCACTAGATGCATACAACAGTAGAATTTATCTTGCTGGTAAACATACATGGGAACCAGTAAGCATTGTACTACGTGATGACATTGACGGTGTGACACTTCGTGAATTGAATAATCAACTTAATAGACAAGTTGACCACGCTAACCAGAGCTCATCAAGAGCGGGTGCAGGTTATAAGTTTACAACAGTAGTAGAAGCATTAGATGGTGCTAATCCAACACCAGGTGTACTAGATACATTTGAACTAAGTGGTTGCTA